CCCTTTGGATTATCTAATACACGTTTGGCAATAACATATTTTGAGAATCCATATGGATCACTTGGAATAACTTTACCAAAGTCTTCTGGTGAGGGTTCATCAACGGGAGCAGGACGACCATATGATGCACCACTATCCAGATTGATGAACATGTCAGTCTGATCAACATACTTATACAGAGTCTCAAACATATTGAGATTAGTATACAGAACTCTATAATCATCATCAAGATCTCTTCTACCACCGACAATGGCAGCATGAATGATTGCATCATAGTGTTGACCATCATCAAATAGGGTAGCAACTTCTTCATCAACCTGAAGTCGAACCTGAGTTGATCTGGGTCTAACTACCTCATATCCTGCTTCCTGAATGAAGGGAATAATCTGACGACCAATAAAACCATTACCACCAGTGAAAAGAATCTTTTTACTTGTCATGTTTCCAACCTGCTCCTTGTCCTAAAAGTTTTTCAAGTTCTTCATCTTTGATCTCATAGAAGTTCTCTTGTGCAGGGAACTGAAGATCTCGAACTTCATTAACATAATCAGTGAGAGCAGACTGAATCATTTGACCTGCTTCACAATAACGTTTAACAAACTTAGATTTAAACTCCCAGAAAAGTCCAACCAAGTCATGCATAATAACCAACTGACCGTCAACTCTGTCTCCAGCACCAATTCCATATACAGGAATATCTAAGTTAGTTGCAATCATTTCAGCAGACTCTCTAGGCATACCCTCAAGAAGTAAGAAAGTGCATCCAGCATCTTGAAGGCGTAGTGCCTGATCAAGAATAACTTTTGCCTGATCAGCAGTCTTACCCTGAACACGATATCCACCCAGTTTTGCGCGAGTATGCGGGGTCAATCCTAGATGACTCATCACCATGATACCAGAATCACAGATTGCTTTGATACGTTCTACCATACAACCTTCAACCTTTACAGCATCCATACCTGCCTTGATGAAGTCTCCAGCATTTCTTACTGCTTCTTCATTAGAAATTTGATAGGACATATAGGGCATATCCCCTACAGTGAATGCACGGTTAGAACCACGGGACACTGCTCCAGCAGAACGAAGCATATCATCCATAGTCACTGGAATGGTGCTCTTGTAACCTAGAGTGGTCATACCAAGAGAATCACCAACAAGAATCCAATCAACACCAGCATTGTCTGCCATTAATGCTTGTGGATAATCATATGCGGTAACACCAACAGTCTTTACCTTGTTCTTTTTTTGTTTGCGTAACTTTAGAATAGTTACCTTATCTTTATTATCAGCAGGCATATTAGTCTAAGGGCTTAATAATCATGTTATCATAAAATTCCTTTCTTGACAAGAAAGGATACATATCTTCTAAAGGTGGTGCGCTAATCGTACCATCTGCATTTTTTCTACCTTGCATTGTAGGAACAACTTCCTGCCACTTCTCACAAAGGACCTCACATACAATAGGACCACTACAATCAAGAGTAGTTTGAACTGCATGTTCTAGACCTTTTGCATCAGCATAAATGTGTTCAATACCAAAACTCTTTACCACATCACGGATGCTTGGGATAGAGACACCACTTTCAGCATCTGTTCCGATTTCCCTACCCTCAAAAAATTTCTTTTGAGTTGTGCGAATAGAGAGGTATCCGTCATTATTCCATACAAACAACTTGATAGGAAGGTTGTAGTGTTTGATAGTCTGAAGTTCTTGTAGGTTCATCATAAAAGAACCATCTCCAGTTACACCAATTACATCTCCATACTTGGCAAATGCAGCACCAATGCAAGCAGGAATTGTAAATCCCATCTCTGCTTGAGAACTAGATGTGATATATCTCTGTTGATTTTTAATTGTAGTTGCTTGAGAACAAACATAGAATGCAGAACCTGCATCAGAAATTAAAACATCGTCATCTCTCTTTAAAGTATTCAGACATTGCATGAAGTAATAGAGATCTACTTTTTCAGATGAATTTTCTGTAGGACACACTGGCCATTTTTCTTTCCACTCTTCGCAAAGATAATTCCAATCACTCTTACTACGATCAAACCAGTAAAGATCAAGAAAGTTTTTTGCATCACGATTAATAAATCTATCAATCTTTACTGTATCCTTTGAGTGTTCATCCTTATCAATATCAACAACAATAACTTCTGCTTCTCTAGCAAAAGTTTTATAGTTATATCCAGTCACAGGAACAGGAAGACGGCAACCAATCACAAGAAGTAGATCACAATTTTGCATTGCAAAGTTGCCAGAACGAGTTCCCTTTACTCCAACTCTACCAACATAGTTTCTATCATCAGAGGAAATAAGATCAACACCATTGTATGAAGTAACAACTGGAATGTTTGTCTGGTCAACAAAGAACTTAAACTCTTCTCTTGCTTGAGCACAGTTGATACCATTACCAGCAAGAATCAAAGGTCTCTTTGCCCTCTTTACGGCATCCTCAATACTAAAACATTCAACACCCTGTACATCCATAGGAATATCGATCCATACAGGACCAGGACGACCATGAGTAGCAATACGAATCGCATCTTTCATTACCTCATCAATCATCTCAGGATCTTCAACCACAGTTGCATACTTAGTGATTGGTTTTACAATATCAATAATGTTTGCTTCCTGAACTCCAAGATTTCTTACACCTGCAGGAGCCATATGTGGTCTATTTACATTGCCAGACACAAAAATAACAGGAACACTATCCTGCCATGCATCCAGAAGACCAGTAATTGCATTAGTTCCACCACATCCTGTGGTAACACAAACGGCACCTAGACTATTTTTATATTTTGCATATGCGACTGCACCCATTGCACATGCTTGTTCATGATGATTACAAACTGGTTCAATTTTTTCATGAGCAGCAATTGCATCATTTAAAAACATCGCTCCACCACCAGTTACAAGGAAGATATGTTCACAACCTGCCTTGTAAATCTGGTCGATAACATAATCTGCTACTCTCATTTCTCAAAAGAATCAACTACAGTTCCAACATATTCAATCATCTCCTCAGTAATTGTAGGAGAACAACCGACAAAGAATACAAGGTCAAGCACCTTGCAAGCATTCGGATAGTTTCGATAGTAATCAAGATGCCTATATCCAGGATGCATCAGGATATTACCTGCAAAGTAGTTACGAGTCTGAACTTTATTATCCTCCAAATGTTTTGTCAGTCTAACCTTAGTATCCGCACTATCACAGATAATAGGGACACCAAACCAACTGGTCTCTGCTTCAGGAAGTTCATCCACACTACGAACACCAGGGATACGTTCAAAGATTTCCTGCATCAGAATCTTATTCTTACGACGCAACCGATGAATCTCATCTTGTTTAGTCAGTTGCACAGTGCCAATAGCACCTTGGAAGTCCATAGGTTTGAGATTGTATCCCATCTGAGAATACACATACTTGTGATCAATGATACCATCATAATGCTCAATCCACTTATCAAATCTCTTACCACAAGTGCCACAAGCAAGCAGGTTCTGCTGACCCACACAATAGCAATCACGACCCCACCATGCCAGACTACGGGCAATATTGATCAGTTCCTCATCATCAGAAGAGATCATACCACCCTCACCTGTGCAGATATGATGAGCAGGATAAAAAGAACAAGAAGCAGCAATAGAGTGATCAGTAAGAAAGGAACCATTCCACTTACTACCCAGACTGTCACAATTATCTGAGATCAACATGATTTTGTTACGATCACAGATATCTAGAACATCACCTAAGTTATAAGAATTACCAAGAACAGGAGAAGAGAACAGGGCACGGGTCTTAGTAGAAACCTTTTCCTCAATCTCATCAATACTCCAATTTAGATCAGAGAAGTCGATGTCAACAAAGACTGGTTTCAAACCATTCTGAACGATCGGAGCAATGGTGGTAGGAAAACCAACACATGACACAATGATCTCGTCACCATCCTGCCAACCAAATCTTTTCTTCAGAGCAGCAATCATAACCAGGTTGGCAGAACTACCAGAGTTCACCATCAAAGAGTGTCCCTTGTTAAATTGTTTAGAGAACTTCTTCTCAAACTCATATACCTTCTCACCAGATGGTAACCACTTACCATTCAGAAGTCCATTGACAGCTGCTCCCAACTCTTGATTATCCCAGTAAGGACCAGAATAATATACAGGATTGCCTGGTTCCCACTTACTATTAGCAAAGTAGGGTGGATTTACACCCTCAAGAAGTGCTTCAATATCAACCATTTTGAACCTCATTCAAGTAGTCATTAACTTCGTCAGATACAACAGAGGACAACCAATTTCTAAATCCACCTGCTCCTCTATTTAATTGTGCTGCAGCATGTCCACCAGCTTGGTGCATGACTTTAATACACATCGGTTCCCCTGTCTTAGGATCATCAAGGTATAGTCTATCACCTTTTACGTAAATTTGCGACCAACTTTCCCAATGGTTATCGTTCTTACCCCAATGATTAGAAATACCATAGGAAACATTTGATCCCATGGCATCTACAATCTTAGTAGTATATTCTCCTGAATGAAATATTTGATTCAGAGTATCTTGTTCATCACCAATACCATGAGCATAAGGATTAACTTCTGTTTTAATCTTAGCCGACTGCTTGTTTACATCGTGCCAGTCTACCCAGAACTCTTTGTTGTTAGCACCAATCATGCCAGCATTGATAAAGTTTTGGATTGGAATCTGCTGACCATTTCCAAACGGTGGAAGATGAGTAATTGTTATACCAAAGTCATGTCCAGATGCTTTGTCTAAAGAGTTATTATTTCGAACCCCAATAATGTCTTCTTCACTCTCAAAGAACTCGGTCATTGGTCCAGTAACGACAGCATCAGCATCCAAATGAACAACCATATCGTATTCCTCAACAAAAGGAAGACAAGTGGCTGCCATCATCCAAATAGGTTTCATCCATGGCATTTCAGAATGTATCTGTTCAGTCATCTTAGTATCAAAGATAACATGATCCACCTCTGGATGAAAATATTTAATTGAGTTAGCTAGTTTTTCTACACCCAAAAGTTCTGCATAATCATCAGTACACCAAGTAGAAACTAAAATCTTTTTCATTTTTCCCCCATAATCATAAATGCGTTATTTAAATCAATACCCGATACAAAGACATTCTTATATCCCTTATCAATCATGTAATCATAAATGAATTCAGGTTTCAAGCAGTGCTTATGTCTTCTATTGTTCCAAGGTCTCCAATACTTCTGACTATAATCAGGAAGATAGAGGAACAAAACACCTCCCAGTTTGAGTCTTGCATACCAATAATCCATTGTAGCAACCCAATCAGGAACATGTTCTAGACAATGACTAGAAAAAATGTAGTCAGGTTCAACAGGTGGAAGATTATCTGCTTCCCATCCATTATCAAATGATAGGTCAATAGGAACAGAATCTGGGAAAGACCATTCCTTCTTCATACATCCAATATCATATCCATACCCACTACAAACATGTTTGGCAAATGGAATAGCAAACTGCGATGCATTGCCAATTGTTTGAAAGTGTGGATATGTATCTCCTTTATACTCTACTACTTGCATATCATCTCATGTGGTGTGCTGAAAAGGTAATCAATCTCTTTCTCATTCTGCTCATTATGTGCAACAACTACGTATCTCTCATAAGAGGTGTCCAGAGTATCAATAATATAATTCAAAGAAGTGTTGATTGTAAACACACTCTTTGCTTTCTCAAAGACTTTACACCAATCAAGCAGTGTAAATCCATCAATGTATTGAAGTTCTACGACAGGTAAGTCATAGTTTTCTGAACGCATCAGTTCACAATTTCTATTCTCATTGTAGAGATTATTGATGAACACGAACTCAGAATCATCTTTGAGACCAAGGACATTATAATACAGATCGTTCTCTTTATCAAACTTTCTATCAAAAGTAAACCCACTCTTCCAGTCAGTGTGATCCATATTCAAGATACTATACTTAGAAGACATAATCTTATCATCACCAATACCCCATAAATGAGGTCTCATGATACCAAGATATACAAAGTTGGGAGTAATGATAACTGCGTCTTGCCCATAGTATTCTTTACCAGGAAAGTTATCTTCTTTAGAGCAGAAAGTAATACCTTTAATATAATCACCTAACCATAAAATATCATCCCTAAGAGGCCAGATAATTTCATACCCCATAGAGATGTATTTCTTTGCAACTGATTGGAGATAAAAGATATCTCCAATACCAGCCCAATGATGTATTAGACAAATCTTATTCAAAGTAAGTCTCCCAGATAAAATCCTCTAACATTTCCATCTTCATTGCACGTTCAAAGTTATCTTTGATTGCAGATTCCATAGATTTATAAAGATCTTCATCTAGTTCTTCAATATCAAATCCATCCTCAAGGAAAATAATACCATCTGAGTTGAACCACTTGGTAATACTAGGAGTACCATAATAGATGGGAACAGTTCCAGTCAAGAAACAATCAAGGATTTTTTCTGTAAACCAATCATTAGCATTTTCAATAGCAACTGAGAACATGTAGTCTGCTAGTGCTTCCTCTTTGTATTCTACTTCATTGAATCCACGCCCAAACAAAGGAGCATAGTCCTTCAGTTGTTCCAGCATATGCATTCTCTGCTGGTGACCAGGAAGGTGAGACTTATTAGATGCAATTATAGAAACTAGTTTGTCCTTAGGGTAGATCTGTGGTTCACAAATCCAAGATCCATTGCCAGGAATCCAGCAGAACTTTTCATGCAGTTCACACAGTTCTTCATTCCAAGTAAAAATTTTCTCATATGCATTTACATATGCATCAAGATTATTCTTAATCTCTTCAAAGAGTGGATTAAGAATCCAACAACATTCAAGAAGAATAGCATACTTCTTCTTGCTCACATTATCCTGTAGTCCTATGGGGATAAACCTATCAACATAGAATGTTTCATCATCAGGAGTTAGATTATTAAAGGTAAGTTGTTGTTTACCTTCACCTTCATGAATCCACTTAATATACTTAGATTCTTTTCCATGAGTTGAATATCCTTTATTCCCGTTAGTAAGGTGAACAAAAGTATCATTTATCAGTTTAAAATTTTTCATTTTAGTAAATACTTTTCTCTATTAAATGGATCTAGTTCTCTATCATTTCTTACAAAAACAGAGTCTCCCCACTGCTCATAACTATAAGAATCCGACATCTCCTTGAGAGTAAAGTTTCTTTTATCTAACCACTCTACAATAACATCATGAGATGCACCAGTATTATTTCTATCATCAAGTGAAGTTTCTAGAAAAATAGTATTGATGTATTTAAGATTATCCTCAAAACCTTTTAATATTTCAAGTTCAGCACCTTCAACATCAATATTCAAAAAATCATACTGATTCATATCAATGTTATTTTCTTCAATCAATGTTGATAACTTCTTAGTTGTAACATCAACATAACCTCCTCTAGAAAGTTTTGCTGACAAGTGAGCAGAATATGCAACTGGGTTTAATGTTGAACAGTCATTTGCAAGATAAAACCGTTTCTTTAATCCATCTTCACTATAAAGACACTCATTGAAACAAAGATATCCACACTCATCAGCAACTGGTTTTGCCATAGTATCATAGACAAACTTATTTGCTTCAATACCAACAACCCTGGTTCCAACTAATTTAGTATAACAATCATGCTCAGGAAAATCATATAATCCAACATGAACGATTCCTTTCACATCAAGGTTCAACCTTTCAAAGATACCAGTATATTCTGCGGTTGGATGATCCCATGTGGCATATCCAGTCTCCTTATCATAAGAAGCATATGGTCCTAATTTACTCATATTAAACGGGGTGATAGAATGGAGTATAATTGTCAGATTCAATCTGACAATTGATCCAAGAATAAGTTTTACTAATACCCTCTTCAAGGGTCTGAGAATAATCCCATCCAAGTTCTTTACGGATTACATCATTATTAGAGTTGCGTCCACGAACCCCAAGAGGTCCATCAATATGAATCTTAGTAACTTCTTTATTTGCAACTTTAGCAGCAGTCTCTACAAGTTGATTGATAGTAACCATCTCTTCAGAACCAATATTGACTGGTCCCATGAAGTCGGATTGCATCATTCTGTAAGTTGCTTCAATGCATTCGTCAATGAACAGGAAGGAACGAGTTTGTAAGCCATCTCCCCACACCTCGATTGCTCCACCTTGCTCCGGGAGGAAAGCAACTTTACGGCAGATTGCAGCTGGTGCCTTTTCTCTTCCTCCGTCCCAGGTTCCTTCAGGTCCAAAAATGTTGTGATACCTAGCAATACGAACAGGGATACCATGATTGCGATTGTATGCAAGGTAGAGTCTCTCACTAAAGAGTTTCTCCCATCCATATTCCGAATCTGGGTTTGCTGGATATGCTGATTCTTCACGACAGTCTGGATTATTAGGGTCTAGTTGGTTGTGTTCTGGATACATACATGCGGATCCAGAATAAAAGATTTTAGTAGGTTGCTCCAAAGCAGGACGATTTACTTCTGTCCATTCTTTTACATCACCATTGAAAGTTTCATTCAGTTTACGAACTTCTTCAAGGACATTCAAGTTAATAGTGACAGAGTTGTGCATGATGTCTGCATCATTCTCACCACTAAAAACAAATCCAGCACCACCCATATCAGCAGCGAACTGGTAGATCTCATCAAAAGGACGAATACAACGGTAGGGAACCGAATTATAAAAGTTACCCTGTTCACCTTTATACTGAATAACTCTAGAAACAAAACTTACATCACGCAAGTCTCCTTGAACAAATTCATTTGCTTCAGTTTCAGAGAACTCTGGATACTTAAGATCTACACCACGCACCCAGTATCCCTCAGAACGTAGTCTCTTAACCATATGACTTCCAATAAATCCACCTGCACCTAGCACTAGTGCAGTTTTCTTATAATCAGACATTAATAAAAAAGTTTCTTCTTATATATGATACAATTATTTTACCAATCTGTCAATATACCATTGGACAGTATCTTCCAATCCATCATCAAAGTTAATGGATGGAGTCCAACCTGTTGCAGATGTTAGTTTTGAAAAGTCTGTTCCATATCTTTTATCATGCCCAGGTCTATCATACGAAATCCCAATCAATTCATGTGGTTTATCAAGTAGATCAAGAATCATTCTAGTTACTTCAATATTTTGCAACTCACATCCTGCTCCAACATTAAATTTATCATTCAATACTTTTTTTTCTTCGATAGACCAGATTGCACCGCAGTGATCCATCACATGAATCCAATCACGAATTTGTTCACCACCATCATACATGTAGGTGGTCTTATTCTCCATTGCATTCTTAATTACTTTAGGAATAAGTTTCTCAAAGTGCTGACCCCTACCATAATTATTAGAAGATCCTGTAATCACATATGGAAGTCCGTATGTATTATGCCAACTAGTCACAAAGTGTTCTGCAGATGCTTTAGTAGCAGAGTAGGGATTTCTAGGATTGTATGGTGTGTCCTCACTAAAAAGAGAATCATCATATTCAAGAGAACCATAAACTTCATCAGTAGAAATATGATGAAATTTTTCTACCTGTACATTTAGGCTAGCATTAAGAAGGTTAATTGTACCGTTAATATTTGTAGAAATGAAAGGGTTAGAGTTAGATATTGATTTATCAACATGACTTTCAGCAGCAAAGTGAAAGACTTTCTTTGGTTTATGTTTATCAAAAATGTAATTCACATGCTTTTCATTAACAATGTCACACCAAACAAATTCAATCTGAGGACACTGAGGAATATTCTCTTCATTTGATGCATAAGTTAAACTATCAAGAACGATAATTTTATCATCTGTAACATCACGCAAAAACTTAAGAAAATTACTTCCAATAAATCCTGCACCACCAGTAACGATAATAGACATATACTTTTTTTTAAATGATACTAAAAAAGACCCTTAATGTCAAGGGTCTTTGAAGGTCTTGTCATGCACGCCACTTGCTCTTTTACCTGAAGCAAGAAACAGGGCGGGAGTGTTACCTCCATCCGCACCACTTACTCTTG